TCTTGAAGCGATTAATGTTTTATACGATGATATTCCGGATACGCTGTCACAACTGATTCGGACAGCATTTATCCCGAAGGACGCCTGTAAATTCTATGTAGCGGACTTTTCCGCGATTGAGGCAAGGGTAATCGCATGGTTTGCCAAAGAGGACTGGCGAACAGAGGTCTTTAAAAACGGCGGCGATATTTACTGCGCTTCCGCAAGTCAGATGTTTAAGGTTCCTGTGGAAAAGCATGGCGTGAACGGGCATCTCCGTCAAAAAGGGAAAATAGCGGAACTGGCGCTTGGATACGGCGGTTCTGTCGGCGCTCTTAAGGCTATGGACGCTTTGGAAATGGGTCTTGCCGAAGAGGAATTACAACCTCTTGTAAATGCATGGCGGCAGTCGAATCCGCATATCGTCCGTTTTTGGTGGGATGTGGACTCCGCTGTGAAACGTGTCATAAAAGAACACAGCCGTGAGAGGGTAAAAGGCGTGGAGTTTTATTACCGAAGCGGTATGCTTTTCATCCTCCTCCCGTCCGGACGTTCCATTGCTTATGTAAAACCACGTATCGGAGAAAACAGGTTCGGCGGGGAATCGGTGACTTACGAAGGTGTAGGCAGTACGAAAAAATGGGAACGGATCGAAAGCTACGGTCCCAAGTTCGTGGAGAACATCGTACAGGCTACTTCCAGGGACATCCTGATGTATGCCATGAAGACACTTCGGTGTTGCGAGATCGTGGCGCATGTGCATGACGAGATCATCATCGAAGCCGATCCCCGGATGAGTCTCGATGTCCTATGTGAGCAGATGGCAAGAGTCCCCTCCTGGGCGGAAGGACTTGTTCTTTCCGCAGATGGATATGTTTGCGATTTCTATAAAAAAGACTGATATTTTTCATAAAAACGTCAGATTTCACCTCCCGCCGGGGCTACCTGGTAGGAGGTGTTTTTCTATGCAGGTAACACAGATCGCGGACAGCAATATCACAGCATACGACCTTCCAAAACCGTCAGAGGAAGAGATGCAGAACGAATACAACTATATTTTTGCCGATCAGCTGACTAAAAAACTGCTTGAGAAAGGTCTTGTTTCAGACGATGAATTTGAAAAAATCATGGCCAAAAACCGCCGTTCATTTCAGCCGATTTTATCGCGGATAAAGCCATAAATGACTTGCTATATATGGGCTTTAGAGTGATGTATATGATACCGAAAAGAGAGGCGGTGAGACTATGAAAAAGATAACAAAGATTGAGGCGGTAAAGGAAAATCCGAAAAGGAAACTGCGGGTGGCGGCTTATGCCAGGGTTTCCACCGAATCGGACAAACAGCTTGTAAGCCTCGAAGCGCAAAAGAATCATTATGAAACCTACATCAAGGCAAGACCGGACTGGGAATATGCCGGGCTTTATTTTGACGAAGGCGTCAGCGGCACTAAAATGGCAAAGCGTGACGGCCTTTTGAGTATGCTGGAGGACTGCGAGAGAGGGCTTATCAATTACATCATCGTAAAGTCCATCAGCCGGTTTTCAAGGAATACGGTAGAAAGCATTGAGACGATACGTTCCTTAAGCCAAAAAGGAATTTATGTTTTCTTTGAACGGGAGAACATTGATACTGGAAAAATGGAGAGTGAACTTCTTCTATCTATTCTTTCCAGCCTTGCGGAAAGTGAATCAAGATCTATTTCCGAAAATAACAAATGGGGCATTCAGAAACGATTCCAGAACGGAACGTATCAGGTAAGCTCCCCTCCATATGGTTATCGGAAGAAAGCCGGTGAACTGGTCATTGAAGATTCGGAAGCGGAAACTGTAAAGTGGATTTTTTCAGAGTTTCTTTCCGGAAAATCCTCAAGACAGATCGCAATTGAGCTAAATGAAAAAGGGATCCTGTCAAAGCAAGGAAGAGCATGGAAAGCCGCGGCGATTACAGGGATGCTCAGAAATGAGAAATATCAGGGGGATCTGCTGCTTGGAAAAACCTATACGGACAGTGAATTTAACAGGCATAAAAATTATGGTGAACGGGATATGTACTATATTTCGGATCACCATGAGCCGATCATTGACCGGACAACCTTTGAAGCAGCAAAAAGAGTCCTGGAGTTCAATCGAAAGGAAAAGAATATCCGCACGGGAAAAGCGGCCCCAAGGAATGCGCTTTCAGGAAAGATTATATGCGGAGAATGCAAAAGCAAATGGAAGCGCCAGGCAAGAGATACAGGAGCATGCTACACCTGCAGTCTGCACATCTCGAACAAAGAAAAATGCAGCCAGTTACCGGTAAGGGAGGATTCCATCCGCTCCGCCTTTGCCACCATGATGAACAAACTCATCTTTGCGAGGAATGAAATCCTTCTTCCGCTAAACGGCAATCTTGAAATCCAGGTAAACGAAGAGAACTTATCCCGTATTGCCGAGATAGACGAATCGCTGGAAGAACTGATGAAAAGAAGATATTCCATAGACGGATTCTTCTGCAGAGGACTGCTTGATCCTGCGGTATATCAGGAGAAATCCGATGCACTAAAAAACGAAGAAAACAATCTCAAGCAGGAAAAGGAATCCCTTTCAAACGGTATAAGCAGTGGATATGAGAAGAAAAAAGATCTGGCGGTGCTCTTAAGATTTGCGGCGAAAGGCGAACTGCTGACGGAGTTCTCAGAAGAACTTTTTACAGAACACGTTGATCATATAGAAATTTATAACAAAGCGGAAATCGGCTTTTTCATGAAGTGCGGACCGGTATTCAGAGAAAGGATGAGATAATATGAAACATACGCCACTGGGATATGACATTGTGGACGGAAAAGCCGTTATCAATGAAGAAGAAGCAGAGCAGATAAAAACAATTTATGCAGGGTACCTTTTAGGGCTTACCATGAAGGCATCCGCTAAAATGGCAGGCCTTGATATTACGCACAGCAGGGTTAAGAACATCATGCAGAACAAACGCTACCTTGGCGATGAGTACTACCCTCAGCTGATTGATGAAGAAACTTTTCATGCCGCTGAAGCGGAAAGAAAGCGAAGGGAAAAAGCGCTCGGGCGTGAGAACAGGAAGAAAGAGAGATATACGCCGGCAGTTTTTACAAAATTCAAGATGCTAAAAGCAGAAAAGAAATATAAGGATCCTGTCAAACAGGCGGAATACATCTACAGCAGGATAAAGGAGGTCGGGGTTTAATGGGTCTTGCGCAAAACATTACGGTCATACCGGCCAGACGAACCATTGGAACGCAGAAGGTTAAGGAAGACACACAAAAGACTCGTGTTGCCGCCTACTGCAGAGTTTCCACAGAATATGAAGAACAGGAATCAAGTTATGAAATGCAGGTCCAGCATTATACTTCCTATATCCAGGGCAATCCTGACTGGGAGTTTGCAGGAGTCTACGCAGACGATGGAATCTCCGGCACGAACACGGCAAAGCGTGAAGCCTTTAACCGCATGATTGATGACTGCAAGGCTGGGAAAATCGATATGATCCTTACCAAGTCCATAAGCAGATTTTCAAGAAACACGGTGGACTGCCTGAAATACACAAGAGAACTAAAAACTCTGAACATAGCGGTGTTCTTTGAAAAGGAAAATATCAATACGCTCGATTCCAAAGGCGAGGTTTTGATGACCATTATGGCCGCTCTTGCGCAGCAGGAATCGGAATCCATCTCGGCAAATGTAAGGCTCGGCATTCAGTTCAGAAATCAGCAGGGAAAAGTCAGAGTCAATCACAATCGGTTTCTTGGCTATACAAAAGATGAAGATGGGAAACTCATCATCGTTCCGGAGGAAGCTGAAATAGTAAGGCGAATTTACGCGGAATATATGGATGGCAAAACCTTTCTGCAGATCAGACGGGGGCTTGAGAAAGACGGAATAAAAAACGGCGCGGGAAACGCAAAATGGTGGGAAAGCAACATCAGACAGATCCTCACAAATGAAAAATATATCGGTGACGCCCTGTTGCAAAAAACATATACGGTCAGTGTTCTTGAGAAGAAGCGAAGCCAAAACGACGGCAATCTTCCAAAGTATTATGTGGAGGGCTGCCATGAAGCGATTATAGATAAGGATGTGTTTTTGCGAGTCCAGGCAGAGATAAAAAGAAGGTCTAATCTGATTACAGACGGAAAGAAAAGAGTATACAGCGGAAAGTACGCGCTTTCGGGAATTGTAATATGCGGTCACTGCGGAGATGTTTTCCGCCGTATCAAATGGAACAACCGCGGTGTCAAATCAACCGTTTGGCGCTGCGCAAGCAGAGTGGAAAAAGGTGGACCCGACTGTCCGGCAAGAACGCTGAAGGAGGAAGAACTGAAAGCGGCGGTAGTGACGGCGGTAAACGATGCCTGGACAAAGCGGGAAAGCGTCCTTCCGATGCTGAAAGAGAATATCCTTGCGGTAATCGGCGGCGGTGAGATTGAGAAAGTCTCTGAAGTTGATCAGGAAATCAAAGAAAAACAGGAAGAACTTTTGAAAGTCGGACGGGACGAAGAGATAATCGAAAGAATCGGTGATGAGATTTTAAGCCTGCGGAAAGAAAAGCAAGAAATCATGATGGAATCCGCTATGAAGCAGGAACATATAGAAAGAATGGAAGATATGACAGAGTTTCTTGACAAGCAGGTCAGGGAGATCACGAAATACTCCGAAGCTCTGGTCAGACGGCTTATCGAAAAGATTACTGTTTACGATGAGAAGCTGGTTATGGAATTCAAATCAGGATTTGCGGTAGAAGTCGATGGATAAGACAAATAGGGATGGGTGAGTCACCTCGTCAGGACATGGCGGGGGGATTTTTTATGTGGAAATCATCAATACATAGTGGTATAATAAATTATCTTATCGATTAAAGAAAGAGAGAACAAAGGAGCCTGACGTGCTTAAAAACAATATAGAACTTGATGTGAAAACGAAATGCATTGAAGCCGGAATCACCCAGGCAAGGCTTGCAAAGGAAATCAGTACATCCGCTCCCTATGTGAACAGGGTGATACGCAGCAAGGAAACCATCGTCAACAACACGCTTGTCAAGATGATGGAAGCTCTGGGGTATGATATAGAGCTTCGGTATGTGAAGCGGGAGGAAGAGTGA